ATTACATATTAGGCCGTATCAGAAGAATTATAGACGCAGAATCAAACACTATTAGAAAACCAGCACACATTAATCAAATTACTGCAAAATTAAACAAACTGGATAAAGAAATACAAGAATCTGATATCCAAGAATTATGCAAAGATAGATACACATATAATCAAGTAGTTTTAGCTCTAGAACATAAGAATCAACATACAGTACACATAGAAGACTATTTAGATGTGCCTGAATCTATCGAAAGAAATGATGATATTTACCACTATATTCAAGAATTGACTACTTGCCTTACTTCTAGAGAAAAACACGCTTTATCATTGAAATTTGGACTAGATGGAAGTGAACCTCTTACATACAAAGAATTAGATAAAGCATTAGGTTGTGACAGTGAATTAGTAGTAAGTAGATGTTTTAAGAAAATTAGAGAAAGATACCAATGAGTCTACTTGAAGATAAAAAACCTGAAGTGATAACTATGTTGTTAGAAGGTAAAACAATAACTAACATAGCTAAAACATTAGATTTATCAAAAAATACAGTTTCAAGAATTAAGGATGATTTAATTTCTGGAAAATATGAATCGCAATTAGTAAAGATTCAAAATAATTTAGGAGATATAATAGCTGAAAGTTTATCATTACATCTGCAAGCTTTAAATAAAATTGCAATTGTAGCAACTGACGAGAACTATTTATTAAATCAAGATGCAAAATCCATTGGGGAATTACATAAACAAATTAGAGACTGGACGATGGACATTCTTACCGCAGGAAACAACATCAAGAGCCAATCATCTTCCTACATTGAAGCAGAACTCATTGAAGACAATCTCGGAGTTGAAAAAGACTTATAAAAACAAATATTTGAAGTTTTTAAGTGAGACAAGTCCAAGTGCTTTTAACTTTGATTACAAACATATAGTATTAATTTCTGATATTTTAATGAAAGTTTATAATGGAGAAATTAAAAGACTAATTGTGAATCTTCCTCCTAGACACGCAAAATCAGAAACAATTAGTATGAGATTTTCTGCATTTTGGATGGAAAATAAACCTAATCAAAATGTATTAATTGCAGGATATAATCAAAATATTGGTAGGAGATTTAGCAGAAAAACTAGAAATATTATGCTTGAAAGAACTGGATTGAATGAAAAGCACAGTTCTATTGACGAGTGGAGTATTCCTAATAATTCAACTTATTATGTTGGTTCTGTAAATAACGCCAAAACAGGCATCGGTTTTGACCTTATCATTTTAGATGACTTAATTAAATCAAGAGAAGAAGCTAATAGTTCTCAAATACGTGAAAAATTGCAAGAGTTCTATAGCGAAGATCTGTATTCTAGACTCGAACCAAACGGAACCATTATCATAGTTCAAACTAGATGGCACGAAGATGATGTTGTTAGTTATGCAATATCTAAAGAACCAGATGCTTGGACAGTTGTTAATTTACCCAGTTTATGTGAAGATAATAACGATTTATTAGGAAGAGAAATTGACGAACCATTATGGCCAGAACGTTTTGATAAGAAAACACTTTACGATATTAGGAGTGTACTTGGAGATTATGCCTTTAATGCTCTCTACCAAGGCAGACCATCTTCAAAGGATGGTGATTTTTATAAACCAAATAATATCAGTGTCAAGAATATTCCTGAAAAAATTATTAGAAAAGTTCGTTCTTATGATATTGCAACTACTCAAGGAAGAGGAGACTATACCGCTTCTGTTCTATTAGGTGTTGATGATAAAGATCATTATTGGATTTTAGATGTCTGGAGAGCGCAATTAGGAACAAAAGAACGTGATGAAAAAATCTTACAAACCGCAATAAAAGATGGAAATGATGTTGCAATAATTCTCCCCAACGATCCGGCAGCAGGAAAGAGTATGGTTTTTTATTGGACTAAACTATTAGCAGGATTTAATGTTTCTTATGAGAGACCTACTAAAAGTAAAGAAGAACGAGCCACATCATTTGCAGTTCAAATAAATAATGGAAATGTTTCTATGTTGAAAGATTCTTGGAATTATGATTTAATATCAGAGATGAGAGCGTTCCCAAGTTCTAGGAATGACGATCAAGTAGATGCATTAAGCACTGGATTTAATAATTTAGTGCTATATAAAAGAAAGCGATTTGTGGCAGTTTAATGGGAAAACGTGGACCTAAATTAATTGAACCAATACAACGTTTCAATAAAAAATATATTATTGATGAAGAGACAGGCTGCTGGAATTGGATAGGTAGTATTTCAAAATATGGATATGGAAAATTTACTATAAAATTTCAAGATATTAGGGCTCATAGATTTTCTTACGAATATTACAAAGAAAAAATTAAAGATGGATTTATACTTTGTCATTCTTGTAATAATAGAAAATGTGTTAATCCTTGGCACTTACGTCAAGATACATATAAATCTAATTCTATAGATATGGTTATTGCCAATAGACAAAGATGCCAAAAATTATCTGTAAGTCAAGTTATAGAAATTAAAAAAGAATTAGAACATTATTACCGTGGACAATATAAAAATTTATCAGATATATATGGCGTAACACCAACAGCAATTCAAGATATAAAAGCCGGAAGAACTTGGTCTCACGTTAAAATCTAAACATATCGTAAAATAATAATAGCAAGCATAAGGATAATATATACTATGGGTTTCTTCTCAAATTTATTTAATAGGGAAAGTAAGGCAGCAGCAGTTCCGAATATGAACCTTCCGATTCCGTTACAAGCTAGTGGAGTTAACTACCTTTCTGCTATTGGTTTGCGAGACTTATTTGCCAATTTATCTAGACGTTTACCAGGTAGTTTAAGGGACTGGACGAGCGTAACCGGAGACCTGATGCTTAATAGTATTGTTGCTATTAGCCTTGACTTCTTTATCCGTGCATTTGCTGAAGCTACACCAGCAGTATATAGATTAGTACCAGGATCAATTGACGAATACGAAAAAGTTGACCATCCTATGCTTGCTTTACTTGCCAATCCTCAATATGGTCTTGCTCCTTCTAGATTCTGGGCAAACGTAATTATTGACTACAAAATCAATGGCAACGTATATATTAGAAAAATTAGAAAGAGTTCAAATGGTCCTGTAATTGCTCTTCAATATTTGCCATATCAAACTTGTGCTCCTCAAGGTGATGGCAAAAATCCTTTAACACATTACAATTATATGGTTGATGGTTCAGTATATCAGATTAAACTATCAGATATTATCCACATTGCTTATGCCAGAGATCCAGAAGATATGAGATTAGGCAGAAGTCCATTAATGAGTTGTTTGCGTGAAATTGCAACAGATAACCAAACTTCTTCAACCAGTTATGGAATGATGAAGAATTCAGGTCTACCAAGTTTAATCGTTGGTCCTGATGCAAGTGATCAAGCAGTAGATGTTAGTGATGATGATCTCCGCACATTAAAGAAAAGATTACAAGATTCATTTACTGGCGATAATGCAGGTTCAGTTGCTGTGATGAGTGGTCCATTTAAAGTAGAAAAAGTATCATTTTCTCCTGTTGATATGGCATTTGACTCTGTAAGACATACACCAGAAGAACGTATCACTGCAGCACTTGGTCTCAACTGTCTTGTATTAAATCTTTCAGCAGGTCTTCAAAATTCTACCTATAGCAACCTGCAAGAAGCTACTCGTAATGCTTGGGATAATGGTGTTATTCCGCTATTAAGAGTATTGGCAGAAAGCATTACACAAGATTTGCTTACAGAATATATTGAATCACAAGAGGGCGATTTCTTTGATTGGGATTTAAGCGAGATCAAAGCACTCAAAGAAGACGATTACCAAGAAGCAAAAAAAGCAGAACTACTATACAAAGCTGGAATTATTGATCGTGCAGAAGCTAAACGTATGATAGGCTACGATTACAACCCAACTGATGAACAAATTTATCATCCAGAAGCTACTCTTATTCCTACAGAGAGCCGTAATCCATCACCTATAAGAAGTTTAAAAGCATTACCAACTAGAGGTATGAAAGAAGAAGCTGCAAGAGGATTAGCTTGGCGAGAAGAATTTGGACGTGGTGGAACTATTGTAGGTAGTGATAGAGCTAAACAAATAATATCAGGACAAGAATTATCTGAAGAAGATGTCTTAGATATTTATAGTTTTTTAGCCAGACACGAAGTAGACAAACAAGCAGAAGGTTTTAGTCCTGGTGAAAAAGGATATCCTAGTAACGGAAGAATTGCTTGGGCACTTTGGGGTGGTGATGCAGGATATACTTTCTCTAAAAAAGAACGAGACAAAATTATGAGAGAAAGAAAAGACTCTTAAAGTTTCCTGGAGGGAAAGAAAAAGACTAGATTTCTCTAGTCTTTTTTCTTGCATTAGTTTATAACCTATGCTATTATAATGTTGTAGGAAGTTTAGTTAGAAAGTTGGGATTGATATGAAAAGCACTTTCACGATTGAGTTTATTGAAACAAACAACCCGATGATAAAGACCTGTATTGAAATGATTACATCAGGAATTACAAATAAAATTATTCTAAAAACAAAGAATAAAGTTGTTATTGATTCTACTGATGTGAAATTTGAAAAATTACAATCATTATCAGAAGTATTTGCTTCAACAGGATATGTGAAGCATATTTCTATTAGCAGCCATAAATAATTGTAAACCCACTGAAATATGTGGGT